GGACGCGATTGGAAAAGCTTAAACCATTTTTAATCTGGAAATTAGTGAAAGTCCTTGAAGAATTTTAGTGAATATATAGTATCTTTGAATTCATTTAGTATTTCTCCGCTGACATCCATAGTAATATTTTTCTCGATAAATTTCAATACGGTGTCACCGTCAATGTGTATATATATATGTCTCCTAGGGTTTATTAGCAGACTGTCACCCTCCTTAACCCACAGCTTGGAGGTTCTAATCATCTGAAACGCAACCGATTTTATGACGGTCGAAAACTGAGATTGGTTGTCTAACACCGGATCCATGAAATGCACCATCGTATCAATGTGCTCAGCGGATTTATCTGTAAATCCTTCGCCTACATACGAAAATTCAGATACATTGGCTAAGTGTTTCAACATATCCAACTTAGCTGCTATCGCGGTACCGAAAATAGTTGACTCTTCGATTGACGCTCCTCTCATAACCATAAATAATGAGATGTTCTCTGCGTCTGTCAGACCTAATTTGAGTAATGAACTGCAGATGGCTTCCATACTGTTAGCTTTCAGATTACGTGGAAAGTTCCCCTTGCTTATGATTTTCGTCAATTGAGCGAATGCGTCACCGGTAGCTACTTTTGACTCGGCTGAAGTCCCCACCCGGCGTATCCAATCAGCTAGATATATATCCAAGCCAGCGACCGGACAGTCAGGCAGTTTACCATTATCAATGATGTCACCAAAAGTAAATGTTATACCAGGAATAAATTTCTCGGCTATATAATCATCAGCCAGGTTCAACGCTTCATCAAAATTCTTTATGATGTAGGCTGATCTCTTTCTCTTCCAAACAACATTTATGTTCTGCATTTGTCGGTCGTCATTGATGGCTTCACTCAGTTCTTGATCATATCGCATAAAATATGCGTTGGGATCGGCAGGCATACCATTTGCTCGCAATCTGTCATAAGCCTCCTTTGAGGTCCTTATTGTTGACGCATGAGCCTTGTGATCATATTCGCGCTGTACTTTCAAGCCGGGTTCAAGTTTCTGTTTAATTTGATCAATTATATATGAGTTGTCTTTAGCTGGTGCGTTCTTCAGCACGTGGATACATGCATTAATATGCCTTCGGCAAGCGCCCCACTCAATAAAGGGTACCATGGCATCGGTATTTGGATCAGTGCCTGCAAACGGGTGCATCCCAACACCACCCTTTCCTACTGGTGTCCACAACATCGCAAAAGGCAGGTACCCGAATTGCTTAACGCCTGACGAATCTACTCCAAAGTTTACCCTCATAATCAAACACCACTCGAAATACCGGCGTAGTAATCCATACACACTACTACCTCCTCTGAACTCGAATTCACGATATTGACCACATCTGGCTCGCATACGTTCAATCGGATCCATAGTTCGGTTTACGTTTTCAGATTCTTCCAAGGATATTTGCATGTATCTTGGTATAGCATAACCCCACATTCCTGCTTTTTTTAGAAACTCAAAGTGACCAAGTCTTATTTCAGTCTTCTTTTCGGAAATGACTAACCCGGCACTAGATGTAACCGTAACTAGCACGCCCAGCAGAGCTTTCTGTAAAATAGTCAGATCTTCAGGCGTCAAACTAGCGTCGTATGGTTTCATCACAGCAATTTGATCATCCCCCTGTAATTTAAAACTCTCATAGCTTAAGACATCCCAGAGTTTCTTTTTTCCTATTGATAGTTCAACTTCAGTGACGTGACATAAATCGATTGATACGCGAATGACAGCCAGATTGTGAGCGGTGTTGATGACTAACGTGCCATTCTCACCAGATAGCGTCCAACCTGTACTCAGTACAACGAATCGCCCAGGTCCGGTATACACTTTGAAAGCGGCGACGTTTAACGTTTTCCAGTTATCCAGCAGATTATCCAGGATGGTCCGGCCACCTAATATATCAAATTTCTTTGTAGCCAGTAATTCGGGGTTCTCAATAATCACCTTCTCTAGCGCCCAAATCATATTAACTCTGAAATTCTCAAAAATCTGAGTCTGGTCAAAGTTTGAATAGTCAGCTAAAAGTATCCACTGCCTTAGCTCAGGATGGCCAGTTAAATAAAGATACTTACCCATCTCTGTCATATATCTACCTGTATCTATAGCCAATGTCGACGTAGGTTGTGGCTCACTGCCATCTAGCTGTTCAGGATATTTGATTTTAGACATCCATTCTACCATCGGCCTCGTATAGCGCTCAGTATAGAACCTAGACTCTGGTACACCGTACACCATTCTGACATCACGAGCGGCTACATAACGTGCGAACAACCTGCCTGGATCTATCTCAGTTAGTGAACTCATCATCCGTATATGATCAAACAAGAACTTGGGATCTGCTAACAGATATCTAAACGTCATTGTCTTGTCTTTAAACTTCCACATTGCGCGGTGGTTTGAGTCCTCAAACGTCTTAATTGCTACACTACCTCTAGCTGGGTTTGGAATGAACGCGCCATCATGCTCAATGAATTCGTTTAAGCCGTCAGACCTAGTTGTCAAGTCAGACATAAGATCTAAGACAAACTCTTCTTGTGTATTGGGCAACTGGCCGACATAGTCACAGAGGAACGAATACCAAATACGCTTGCATTCGTCAGCGATTAGATTGCCGCTCTTAGTAAATCTATTCTTCCCAGCCTCCTTAATCGCTTTCTCCGCAGTTTTAGAATAGTCAGAACGCATGTACCCTGACATAGCTTCAATAAACCAGTAGGTTGAAAAATCCGATACACTGGAATAACATACTGGGTCCGACAGCAGATCAGTCAGCTTTACGGACAACAGCTTCAAGCCCGATTTACGCATCTCATTTCTCTGCTCATCAATATCAGATTTCAGTCTATAGTAAGTTGCAGCGTCCGGATTCGGATTAGGTATTCTATTCAATGTGAAACTGTCAAGATCGTGATTTTTCCACGCTGCGCAGTACCCGCCTGTCGATAGTGATAACGCCGCTGCAACAAAAGGTGCTTTCATGTTCTTCAGTTTACCTGTGTTACGCTGTGGATTCTGGAATAGATAACAGTACACCTCAAAACATATGTCTGACTCGATTTTATTTGTCATCTCTTCCCACACCGCACGAATGAACAGTTTCACCCTCAGGCTCACCGATGCATCAATGCAGTCGGCGGCCAGCTCTATCATTCCATCGGCCATTTCAACGAACGGCTCACTTTTGAATAAAGACAAATACCTTGTAAAATGTTTTGTTATTCTCGATTCCAGGAACTTCTTCCCGAACATGGCACCAAACATCATGATTGAATTCCAACATTTAGTGAAACCATTGATTGCGGCCATATTTTTAAAGCCATATTTGAATGTTTCCATATCTTTAATCGTTCGCAGATCCCAAGGTTCCAAATACGACGATGTGTCATCATGAGGTATAACTAACGAATTCAGTGAACTAATCCCCATACTATCACTTCCAATTCTATTGTCAATTAAAAATTTCCATTTCTGTTCTGGTTTATACGATTCGAAAAATCGCACAACGGAATCATATCCCCGAAGAATGCGTTCCACATCACTAGAAAACACTGCATCGATGAAATCATCCATTGGACCACTTC